AGACGTTCATCTGCGTGAGCTTCCGATCTCAGTATTGTTTGGAAGGATCATTGATTAACGCGGTTTGAACAGTTTTTTGGAGCTTTTGATTTCAAATGTCTAAAAAACCAGGAGGACCCGGGAAGCCCCGGGTCGTCAATATGCTAAAACGCGGCATACCCCGCGTATTCCCACTAGTGGGAGTGAAGAGGGTAGTAATGAACTTGCTAGATGGCAGAGGGCCAATACGGTTTGTGTTGGCTCTCTTAGCTTTCTTCAGGTTTACAGCACTTGCCCCGACCAAGGCCTTGATGAGGCGCTGGAAGAGCGTGAACAAGACAACGGCCATGAAACATCTGACCAGTTTTAAGAAAGAATTAGGAACACTGATTGATGTGGTGAACAAAAGGGGCAAAAAACAAAAGAAAAGAGGTGGCAGTGAAACATCCGTGCTTATGCTCATTTTCATGCTGATTGGATTTGCCGCTGCCTTAAAGCTTTCCACCTTCCAGGGCAAGATAATGATGACTGTGAACGCTACGGACATTGCTGATGTGATCGCCATTCCAACCCCGAAGGGACCCAATCAATGCTGGATTCGAGCCATTGACATTGGATTTATGTGTGATGACACCATCACTTATGAATGCCCGAAATTGGAAAGTGGAAATGACCCTGAAGACATTGACTGCTGGTGTGACAAACAAGCTGTGTACGTAAACTATGGAAGGTGCACACGTGCTCGCCATTCAAAGCGCAGTCGTCGTTCCATCACAGTGCAGACTCATGGTGAAAGCACTTTGGTCAACAAAAAGGATGCCTGGCTGGATTCCACGAAGGCCACGCGTTATCTCACCAAAACAGAGAACTGGATTATAAGAAATCCTGGTTACGCGCTGGTGGCCGTTGTCCTTGGCTGGATGCTGGGCAGCAACACTGGACAAAAAGTTATTTTTACAGTGCTTTTGCTCCTCGTTGCTCCTGCCTACAGTTTTAACTGTCTGGGAATGAGCAGCCGTGATTTCATTGAAGGTGCTTCAGGAGCTACATGGGTCGATTTGGTGCTGGAGGGCGACAGTTGCATCACCATCATGGCCGCTGACAAACCCACCCTTGACATAAGAATGATGAACATTGAAGCCACCAATCTTGCACTGGTTAGAAATTACTGCTATGCAGCTACTGTGTCAGACGTTTCTACGGTGTCAAACTGTCCCACTACAGGGGAGTCACACAACACGAAGCGGGCAGATCACAATTACTTGTGCAAACGAGGTGTGACCGACAGAGGCTGGGGTAATGGATGTGGCTTGTTTGGTAAGGGGAGCATTGACACATGCGCAAAGTTCACCTGCTCTAACTCAGCTGCGGGGAGACTTATCTTACCTGAGGACATCAAATATGAAGTTGGGGTTTTTGTTCACGGATCAACGGACTCAACCAGTCATGGAAATTATTCTACCCAAATTGGAGCTAACCAAGCAGTCAGGTTCACCATTTCACCAAACGCTCCAGCCATCACAGCAAAGATGGGCGACTATGGAGAAGTCACTGTGGAGTGTGAACCGAGGAGTGGACTGAATACAGAGGCCTACTACGTCATGACCATTGGAACGAAACACTTTCTAGTGCATCGTGAGTGGTTCAATGATTTGCTCTTGCCATGGACATCACCTGCAAGCACGGAATGGAGGAATAGAGAAATTCTCGTGGAGTTTGAAGAGCCACATGCCACCAAACAATCAGTGGTTGCCTTGGGTTCACAGGAAGGAGCTTTGCACCAAGCTCTGGCTGGAGCCATACCAGTCGAGTTTTCGAGCAGCACACTTAAACTCACTTCAGGACACCTTAAGTGTCGCGTGAAAATGGAGAAATTGAAACTGAAAGGAACCACTTATGGGATGTGCACAGAAAAATTTACTTTCTCAAAGAATCCAGCCGACACCGGTCATGGCACGGTAGTACTAGAACTGCAGTACACCGGGAGTGATGGACCATGCAAAATTCCAATATCCTCTGTAGCAAGTCTCAATGACATGACGCCTGTCGGAAGAATGGTGACAGCTAATCCATATGTAGCTTCATCAACTGCCAATGCTAAAGTTCTGGTGGAGATTGAACCACCCTTCGGAGACTCATACATTGTGGTAGGCAGGGGAGACAAGCAGATCAATCACCACTGGCATAAGGAGGGTAGTTCAATTGGCAAAGCCTTCAGCACAACCTTGAAGGGAGCACAGAGATTGGCAGCTCTTGGAGACACGGCGTGGGACTTTGGATCAGTAGGCGGAGTCTTCAATTCAATCGGAAAGGCAGTACACCAAGTCTTTGGAGGAGCATTTAGAACCCTCTTTGGAGGAATGTCATGGATCAGCCCAGGTCTGCTGGGGGCGTTACTGCTATGGATGGGGGTCAATGCTAGAGATAAATCAATTGCTTTGGCTTTCCTAGCAACAGGAGGCGTTTTGTTGTTCCTGGCCACAAATGTCCATGCTGACACTGGTTGCGCGATTGACATCACCAGGAGGGAGCTCAAGTGTGGCAGCGGAATATTCATACACAATGATGTTGAAGCCTGGATTGACCGCTACAAGTACCTGCCAGAGACCCCCAAGCAACTGGCTAAAGTGGTTGAAAACGCTCACAAGAGCGGAATATGTGGGATACGGTCAGTGAATAGATTTGAACATCAAATGTGGGAATCTGTGCGTGATGAACTCAATGCTTTACTCAAGGAAAATGCCATTGATTTGAGTGTTGTCGTGGAAAAACAGAAAGGCATGTACAGAGCAGCACCCAATAGGCTGAGACTCACTGTGGAAGAACTTGATATAGGCTGGAAGGCCTGGGGTAAGAGTTTGCTTTTTGCGGCGGAATTGGCCAATTCAACGTTTGTGGTTGATGGACCTGAAACAGCTGAATGTCCTAATTCAAAGAGGGCATGGAACAGCTTTGAAATTGAAGACTTTGGATTTGGCATAACATCCACCAGGGGTTGGCTTAAACTCAGAGAGGAAAATACCTCGGAGTGTGACAGCACCATTATTGGGACCGCAGTTAAGGGCAACCATGCAGTACACAGTGACCTTTCCTACTGGATTGAGAGTGGACTCAATGGGACATGGAAACTTGAGAGAGCCATTTTTGGAGAGGTAAAATCCTGCACCTGGCCCGAGACACACACACTATGGGGTGATGCAGTGGAAGAAACGGAGTTGATAATCCCAGTGACTCTCGCCGGCCCACGCAGCAAGCACAACAGAAGAGAAGGATACAAGGTTCAAGTTCAAGGTCCGTGGGATGAAGAAGACATAAAATTGGACTTTGACTACTGCCCAGGAACAACCGTCACAGTGAGTGAACATTGTGGAAAACGAGGTCCCTCAGTACGCACCACAACTGACAGCGGGAAACTCGTCACGGACTGGTGTTGTAGGAGCTGCACGCTTCCTCCTTTAAGATTTACCACGGCCAGTGGATGTTGGTATGGAATGGAGATAAGACCTATGAAGCATGATGAGTCCACTCTAGTTAAATCAAGGGTTCAAGCATTTAATGGAGATATGATTGATCCTTTTCAGTTAGGCCTTCTGGTGATGTTTCTGGCCACCCAGGAGGTCTTGAGGAAGAGGTGGACGGCCAGACTTACTCTGCCAGCAGCGGTTGGGGCTCTGCTAGTCCTCCTCCTTGGGGGCATTACCTACACTGATCTAGTGCGGTATCTCATATTGGTGGGTTCAGCATTTGCAGAATCAAACAACGGAGGTGATGTCATTCATTTGGCACTCATTGCTGTATTCAAGGTACAGCCCGCTTTTCTTGTTGCCAGCTTGACACGCAGTAGATGGACTAATCAAGAGAATCTCGTCCTGGTCTTGGGAGCGGCCTTCTTTCAGATGGCAGCTTCAGACCTGGAGTTGACAATTCCAGGTTTGTTGAACTCAGCTGCTACAGCTTGGATGGTGTTGCGAGCAATGGCTTTTCCGTCAACCTCAGCAATAGCCATGCCCATGCTAGCAATGCTTGCTCCGGGAATGAGAATGCTTCACCTTGACACATATAGGATAGTGCTCTTGCTGATTGGCATTTGCAGCTTGCTGAATGAGAGAAGGAGGTCTGTGGAGAAAAAGAAAGGAGCTGTTTTAATTGGTCTAGCCCTGACTTCGACTGGATATTTTTCACCAACAATCATGGCAGCAGGCCTTATGATATGCAACCCTAACAAGAAGAGAGGATGGCCCGCCACAGAGGTGTTAACAGCAGTGGGACTGATGTTCGCCATTGTTGGAGGACTCGCTGAGCTAGACATTGATTCTATGTCAGTCCCTTTTACCATAGCTGGCCTCATGTTAGTGTCCTATGTTATCTCGGGAAAAGCCACAGACATGTGGCTTGAAAGAGCAGCAGATGTGTCATGGGAAGCGGGGGCAGCAATAACAGGTACCAGCGAAAGACTGGATGTCCAATTGGACGATGATGGAGACTTTCATCTGCTCAATGACCCTGGAGTTCCATGGAAAATCTGGGTTTTAAGAATGACATGCTTAAGCGTAGCTGCCATCACTCCAAGGGCCATTTTGCCATCCGCGTTTGGGTATTGGCTGACTCTGAAGTACACAAAACGAGGGGGTGTTTTTTGGGATACGCCTTCCCCAAAAGTGTATCCCAAGGGGGATACGACGCCAGGAGTCTACCGAATAATGGCCAGAGGTATCCTGGGAAGGTACCAAGCTGGGGTAGGAGTCATGCATGAGGGTGTGTTCCACACGCTGTGGCACACAACTAGAGGAGCTGCCATAATGAGTGGTGAAGGAAGATTGACACCATACTGGGGCAATGTGAAAGAGGACAGAGTGACCTATGGTGGCCCATGGAAATTAGATCAAAAATGGAATGGAGTGGATGACGTCCAGATGATAGTGGTGGAACCAGGAAAGCCAGCAATAAACGTGCAGACCAAGCCCGGGATTTTTAAGACAGCACATGGAGAAATTGGAGCCGTGAGCTTGGATTACCCGATTGGAACTTCAGGATCCCCAATAGTCAATAGCAATGGAGAAATCATTGGCCTTTATGGAAATGGAGTGATACTAGGTAATGGGGCCTACGTCAGTGCTATTGTTCAAGGAGAAAGAGTAGAGGAACCAGTGCCAGAGGCCTACAATCCTGAGATGCTAAAGAAAAGGCAACTAACCGTGCTGGACCTGCACCCAGGTGCTGGGAAAACACGACGCATACTCCCCCAAATAATTAAAGATGCCATCCAAAAAAGACTACGAACAGCTGTTCTTGCACCAACGAGGGTGGTTGCAGCAGAAATGGCAGAAGCTTTGAGGGGCCTTCCAGTTAGGTATTTGACTCCAGCTGTACAAAGAGAACACAGTGGAAACGAGATAGTGGATGTGATGTGCCATGCGACACTAACACATCGATTGATGTCGCCGCTAAGAGTCCCGAATTACAACCTGTTTGTCATGGATGAAGCCCATTTCACAGATCCAGCCAGTATAGCAGCTCGTGGATATATTGCCACCCGTGTTGAAGCTGGAGAGGCCGCGGCCATCTTTATGACGGCCACCCCTCCAGGCACATCTGACCCATTCCCGGACACCAATTCACCAGTCCATGATGTATCCAGTGAAATCCCAGACAGAGCATGGAGCAGTGGATTTGAGTGGATAACCGACTATGCTGGAAAGACCGTCTGGTTCGTGGCAAGCGTAAAAATGAGCAATGAGATCGCGCAGTGCTTGCAACGAGCAGGGAAGCGAGTTATCCAATTGAACAGGAAGTCCTATGATACGGAATACCCGAAATGCAAAAATGGTGATTGGGACTTTGTGATAACAACTGACATCTCGGAAATGGGAGCAAATTTTGGGGCAAGCAGAGTGATTGATTGTCGCAAGAGTGTCAAGCCAACGATCTTGGACGAAGGAGAGGGAAGAGTCATTCTCAGTGTGCCGTCAGCCATCACTAGTGCCAGTGCTGCCCAACGGAGAGGTAGAGTGGGCAGGAATCCAAGTCAAATAGGAGATGAGTACCACTATGGAGGCGGAACCAGTGAGGATGACACCATGCTGGCGCACTGGACTGAAGCAAAAATTCTTTTGGACAACATCCACCTCCCAAATGGCCTAGTAGCTCAGCTGTACGGTCCCGAAAGAGATAAAACTTACACCATGGATGGAGAGTACCGACTCAGAGGCGAAGAACGCAAGACATTCCTCGAGCTCATAAAAACAGCCGATTTGCCGGTGTGGCTTGCTTACAAGGTAGCGTCAAATGGCATCCAGTACAATGACAGGAAATGGTGTTTTGATGGACCCCGATCCAACATTATCCTCGAAGACAACAACGAAGTGGAAATCATAACAAGAATAGGAGAAAGAAAAGTTTTGAAGCCACGATGGTTAGATGCACGCGTGTATTCAGACCACCAGTCCTTAAAATGGTTCAAGGACTTTGCAGCTGGGAAGCGGTCGGCGATCGGATTTTTTGAAGTGCTAGGCCGGATGCCAGAGCATTTTGCAGGGAAAACACGTGAAGCTCTGGACACCATGTACCTGGTGGCAACATCAGAAAAAGGAGGCAAAGCGCATAGAATGGCTCTTGAAGAACTACCTGATGCTCTGGAAACCATAACACTCATTGCAGCGTTGGGAGTCATGACCGCAGGGTTTTTTCTCCTCATGATGCAAAGAAAAGGAATTGGTAAACTGGGACTCGGAGCACTCGTCTTGGTAGTGGCCACTTTTTTCCTTTGGATGTCAGACGTTTCTGGCACCAAAATAGCTGGTGTGTTGCTGCTTGCGCTGCTTATGATGGTTGTGTTAATCCCTGAACCTGAGAAACAGCGTTCCCAGACGGACAACCAACTGGCAGTATTCTTGATATGTGTGCTGCTTGTTGTTGGGTTGGTGGCTGCAAATGAATATGGGATGTTGGAAAGGACAAAAACTGACATAAGAAACCTATTTGGGAAGTCACTAATTGAGGAAAACGAGGTCCATATCCCTCCCTTTGATTTTTTCACCCTGGATTTGAAGCCTGCTACTGCTTGGGCTTTGTACGGAGGAAGCACAGTTGTGTTGACTCCACTGATAAAACATCTGGTGACATCACAGTATGTTACCACCTCATTGGCATCAATAAATGCCCAAGCAGGGAGCTTGTTTACATTGCCTAAAGGAATTCCTTTCACTGATTTTGACTTGTCTGTAGCACTGGTGTTTCTTGGTTGCTGGGGACAAGTGACGCTCACCACCTTGATAATGGCAACAATACTGGTAACCCTCCACTACGGATATCTTTTACCTGGTTGGCAAGCAGAGGCTTTGAGGGCTGCACAGAAGCGCACAGCCGCTGGTATCATGAAAAACGCAGTTGTTGATGGCATAGTCGCGACAGATGTTCCAGAGCTGGAAAGAACGACCCCACAGATGCAGAAAAGGCTAGGCCAGATTCTACTCGTCTTGGCCAGCGTGGCAGCAGTATGCGTGAACCCCAGAATAACTACCATCCGTGAAGCTGGAATACTCTGTACCGCAGCAGCTCTCACCCTGTGGGACAACAACGCCAGCGCGGCTTGGAATTCCACCACGGCTACTGGGCTGTGCCATGTTATGCGTGGAAGCTGGATAGCGGGAGCTTCAATAGCCTGGACTCTCATAAAAAATGCAGAAAAACCAGCGTTCAAAAGAGGAAGAGCAGGAGGAAGAACTCTCGGAGAGCAATGGAAAGAAAAGCTAAATGCCATGGGTAAAGAAGAATTCTTCAGCTATCGGAAAGAAGCCATCTTGGAGGTGGATAGAACCGAAGCCAGAAGGGCCAGAAGAGAGGGAAACAAGGTAGGAGGCCACCCAGTGTCACGAGGGACAGCGAAACTCAGATGGTTGGTTGAAAGACGCTTTGTCCAGCCCATAGGAAAAGTAGTGGATCTGGGGTGTGGCAGAGGGGGCTGGTCATACTACGCAGCAACCATGAAGAACGTCCAGGAAGTGAGAGGATACACGAAAGGTGGGCCAGGCCATGAAGAACCCATGTTGATGCAGAGCTATGGGTGGAACATCGTTACTATGAAAAGTGGCGTTGATGTTTTCTACAAACCATCTGAAATCAGTGACACCCTTTTGTGTGACATAGGAGAGTCATCACCTAGTGCTGAAATAGAAGAACAACGGACCCTGCGGATTTTGGAAATGGTGTCTGACTGGCTAAGCCGTGGTCCAAAGGAATTTTGCATAAAGATACTCTGCCCGTACATGCCCAAGGTGATTGAAAAACTGGAGAGCCTGCAACGCAGGTTTGGAGGTGGATTGGTACGCGTCCCCCTTTCTCGTAACTCCAACCATGAGATGTACTGGGTCAGTGGAGCCTCGGGGAACATCGTGCACGCGGTGAACATGACCAGTCAGGTGCTCATTGGAAGAATGGACAAGAAGATTTGGAAAGGCCCAAAATATGAGGAAGATGTCAACCTGGGCAGCGGCACGAGAGCAGTAGGAAAAGGTGTGCAGCACACGGATTACAAGAGGATCAAATCCAGAATAGAAAAACTGAAGGAGGAGTATGCAGCCACGTGGCACACGGATGATAACCACCCGTATAGAACTTGGACTTATCATGGGAGTTATGAGGTGAAGCCATCGGGGTCAGCCAGCACGTTGGTAAATGGAGTGGTGCGGCTTTTGAGCAAACCATGGGACGCTATCACTGGAGTCACCACCATGGCCATGACTGATACCACACCATTTGGCCAGCAGCGAGTGTTCAAAGAGAAGGTTGACACAAAAGCTCCTGAGCCTCCCCAAGGAGTGAAGACTGTGATGGATGAGACCACCAACTGGCTGTGGGCTTATTTGGCTAGGAACAAAAAAGCCAGACTGTGCACCAGAGAGGAGTTTGTGAAAAAAGTGAACAGCCACGCCGCCTTGGGAGCCATGTTTGAAGAGCAAAACCAGTGGAAGAACGCACGAGAAGCTGTGGAAGACCCAAAGTTCTGGGAAATGGTGGATGAGGAAAGGGAATGCCACCTCCGAGGGGAATGCCGAACCTGCATATATAACATGATGGGCAAACGTGAGAAAAAACCCGGAGAATTTGGAAAGGCCAAGGGAAGCAGAGCCATCTGGTTCATGTGGCTGGGAGCCAGATTCTTGGAGTTTGAAGCTCTAGGATTCCTCAATGAAGACCATTGGATGAGTAGAGAGAATTCAGGAGGAGGAGTTGAAGGAGCTGGTATTCAGAAGCTGGGATACATCTTGAGAGATGTGGCTCAAAAGCCTGGAGGGAAAATTTATGCCGATGACACAGCTGGTTGGGACACCCGCATCACACAAGCTGACCTTGAGAACGAAGCTAAAGTTCTGGAGTTGATGGAAGGTGAGCAGCGGACTTTGGCAAGAGCAATCATTGAGCTGACATACAGGCACAAAGTGGTCAAGGTCATGCGCCCGGCAGCTGGAGGAAAGACTGTGATGGATGTCATTTCACGCGAAGATCAAAGAGGAAGTGGACAAGTAGTGACCTATGCTTTAAACACATTCACCAACATCGCTGTGCAATTGGTTAGACTCATGGAAGCCGAAGCGGTCATAGGTCCAGATGACATTGAAAGCATTGAAAGGAAAAAGAAATTTGCAGTCCGCACATGGCTTTTTGAGAACGCAGAAGAAAGAGTGCAGCGCATGGCTGTTAGTGGTGATGACTGTGTTGTCAAACCATTGGATGATAGATTTTCCACTGCTTTGCATTTCTTGAACGCCATGTCAAAGGTGAGAAAAGACATCCAGGAGTGGAAACCCTCACAAGGCTGGTATGACTGGCAACAAGTCCCCTTCTGTTCGAATCATTTCCAGGAAGTCATCATGAAAGATGGGAGGACCTTGGTGGTGCCCTGCAGAGGACAGGACGAGCTGATTGGAAGAGCACGAATATCCCCTGGCTCAGGATGGAACGTCAGGGACACGGCATGCTTAGCAAAAGCATATGCACAGATGTGGCTTGTGTTGTACTTCCATCGACGGGATCTGCGCCTGATGGCCAACGCCATATGCTCTTCAGTCCCAGTTGACTGGGTTCCAACCGGCAGGACTACTTGGTCCATCCATGGAAAAGGAGAATGGATGACAACAGAAGACATGCTAAGCGTGTGGAACCGTGTGTGGATTTTGGAAAATGAATGGATGGAGGACAAGACCACGGTTTCCGACTGGACGGAAGTCCCATATGTAGGGAAGAGAGAAGACATCTGGTGCGGAAGTCTCATAGGGACCAGGACCAGGGCAACATGGGCTGAGAACATCTACGCCGCCATCAACCAAGTGAGGTCAGTCATAGGGAAAGAAAAATATGTAGACTACGTGCAGTCGCTGAGGAGGTATGAAGAAACTCATGTGAGTGAAGATAGGGTCTTGTAAATAACATTGATAGAAAATTTTGTAAATATTTAATGTAATATAGTATAGGTAAAATTTTTTGAAATTAAGTAAAATTAAGTAGCAAGACTTGATAGTCAGGCCAGCCGGTTAGGCTGCCACCGAAGGTTGGTAGACGGTGCTGCCTGCGACCAACCCCAGGAGGACTGGGTTACCAAAGCTGATTCTCCACGGTTGGAAAGCCTCCCAGAACCGTCTCGGAAGAGGAGTCCCTGCCAACAATGGAGATGAAGCCCGTGTCAGATCGCGAAAGCGCCACTTCGCCGAGGAGTGCAATCTGTGAGGCCCCAGGAGGACTGGGTAAACAAAGCCGTAAGGCCCCCGCAGCCCGGGCCGGGAGGAGGTGATGCAAACCCCGGCGAAGGACTAGAGGTTAGAGGAGACCCTGCGGAAGAAATGAGTGGCCCAAGCTCGCCGAAGCTGTAAGGCGGGTGGACGGACTAGAGGTTAGAGGAGACCCCACTCTCAAAAGCATCAAACAACAGCATATTGACACCTGGGAAAAGACTAGGAGATCTTCTGCTCTATTCCAACATCAGTCACAAGGCACCGAGCGCCGAACACTGTGACTGATGGGGGAGAAGACCACAGGATCT